CATTTCTTGAACCAGACTGCGGAAGCTGCACCGGGGCTCCCACCCGAGCACCTCCCGGGCCTTCGAGGCGTCCCCCAGGAGCAGGTCAACCTCAGCGGGCCGGAACAGGGCCGGATCGACCACAACGTGCTCCTCCCACCGCAGCCCCACGCGGGCAAAAGCCATCTCGCAGAACTCGCGGACGGTGTGCGTCTCGCCCGTGGCGATCACGTAGTCGTCGGGGGTTTCCTGCTGGAGCATCAGCCACATCGCTTCGACGTAGTCGCCCGCGAAGCCCCAGTCGCGCTTCGCGTCGAGGTTCCCCAGGTGCAGCTTGTCCTGCCGGCCAGCGGCAATCCTGCCGACCGCGCGGGCGATCTTCCGCGTGACGAACTCCTCGCCGCGCCGGGGGCTTTCGTGGTTGAAGAGAATCCCGCACGACGCGTGGAGGCCGTAGCTCTCGCGGTAGTTCACGGCCGCGTGATGGGCGTAGACCTTCGCGCACCCGTAGGGCGACCGAGGGTGGAACGGGGTTTCCTCATCCTGCGGCGCGGTGCCCAGCATCCCGCCGAACATTTCCGAGGAAGACGCCTGGTAGAAGCGGGCACCGGGGGCGTACCAATGCACCGCCTCCAGCAGCCGCAGCGTCCCCACGCCAGTCACGTCGCCGGTGTACTCAGGCTGCCCGAATGATTCGCCAACGTGGCTCTGGGCGGCAAGGTTGTAAACCTCGGTGGGCTCCACGTCGTGGACGATCCGCGCAATGCTGCCGCCGTCTGCCATGTCGCCACGGTGAAGCGTGACGGCGGGAAGGTGGGAGATGCGGCCTCGGGTGTCGCTCGAGGATCGGCGGACAACGCCGTGGACGTCGTAGCCCTTGGCCAGCAGCAGCTCGGCGAGGTAGCTGCCATCCTGCCCGGTGATGCCGGTGATCAGTGCGCGTTTCATTTCCACATCCCGGCCACGTTGATCTTGGCGTCACTCAGCCGGAACGCTGTCCCGTTGTGAACGTAGGCATCAGCCGGTCGCCAGTCCCCGCCGACGTTGACGCTCAACTTCCTCGGCAAGCCCGCCGCCCGATCCGGCAGCGGCGACAGGCCGATCCCGCGACGGCTGGCGAGGAGGCGGATCTCGGGGGCGGTGAGAGCGCGGTTGTAGAGGCGCACGTCGTCAAGTTGGCCGTTAAAAAACTGCGCCAATGATCTTGTCGATCCGATATACACCGTTGCGCCGCCGAAGTTGTTGGCAACAGCGCTTCCCGCTCCCTCTGGAGTGCCTGTTCCAAACGACACGCCGTTGCAAAAAAAGACTGCGTCGGCGATCAGCGTCCCTGGGTACACGACAGCCACATGGCTCCACACGCCAGAGGTGAATAGTGCATTTTTGGACATTGCCGAAGGACCGCCAGAAAAACGCAACTGACCTGAAGTGCCAACACGAACGATGCACCCGTTGTTCAATCCTGCGTCAATCACAGTGCCGGTGGTCGAGGTCTTTACCCACGCGCTAAAAGTAAGAGCGCTGTTTCCTGTTATTGCCGTGCGTCCGCTGGCTGTGACGTGATCATTCGTTCCGTCGAGGTTAAGCGCAACTCCGCTGCCGCTTGCTGGCCAGTTGTCCTGGCCACCCATGTTGGTCAACGTCCCGTGCGCATTTCGCCCGCTCCTGTCGATCAGCGACAGACCGCTCGCACCGAGCGACGGCACCCAACAGCCGACAAGCCCCTGGCGTAGCGATGGGTATTCGTAGCGTGGCATCAGTTGATGGTTTGATAGACGGGCTGGAGCCGGATTTGGTGATTCCCCGCGGTGCTGTTGAGGTTCACGCCGGTCGAGTGCGTGATGAACAACACGACCTTCGGCGGCAGCACGCCCCCAAACGCAGCCGCAAGCGACACCGGCCCGAAATGGTAGACGCGGTCGGTCGTGTTCGCTGTTGCCATCGCAGCAAGGAACCGGCAGACGCTCGCCTTGATGTCGGCAGACGTGATCGTCTCGGAAGACTCGGTGCCGTCGAACACGTCCGGCCAGTTGGTGCCGTCCCAACTGCCGACAGCCCACACCTCGATTGACCGCGCAGCGGTTGGCGACGTGCCCGCGGTGATCTTGCCGCTGACGAGGTAGTCGAGAAACAGGTTTGCCGAGTTGTCGATGGTTGCCGACTCGCGGCCCGTGAGCAAGTTCGTGTCGGTTGCCATCGACGCCAGCGTGATCGTGAGATCGGAGGCGGTGCCGTATGCCAGCTTCAAATCAGCCATTGGTCATTCTCCGAGCGTTGACGACGAGGCCGACACCGACTTCCGGCAGCCCAACCGACTCCGTCCACGAAATCGACGCATCGGCCAAGGCAGACAGCGCGTCTGCCTGAAGCTGCGAACAGATGCCCGCCTGGACGAGCGAGGCTCGCATGTTGACGACCGCCGGCCGGTCCATGTCCACCGATTGGATCGTGCCCGACTGGTCGTCGATCCACGCGAGAACGGTAATTGCCAGACCACGAACGGCAGGCGTGGTGGACTCCCGAGCCTCGACGAGCGCGGGCCAGTACCCGCCCTCAATGGCGGTCTGCCGTACTTGCCACGTCGGCACCGGCCGACGAACCGACACGCGAAGCCCGTTGACCGCGTCGGCCAGGAGCTGGTCGGAGAGCCCGGCGTATTGCGGGTCGCGGATTTTTGCGGCGAGAGCGGACAAGTTCATTAGGAGTACCTCAAGTAGATATCCCCGGAACTCCCGCCGGACGGGGCGGCCGTGCCGCTGGTGATCGTCTTTTGGCCATCGGTGATGCCGTAGCCGGCGAGCGTCGTCGGCGTGCTCGTGATGGTCGACCACGCCTGGTTGTGGGCCGTCGGCGTCCTCGCGTCCGAGAGCCGGGCGTCGTCACCGACGCAGGCGGTGCTCGAGCTCGTGCCGTAGCTCACCGAGATCGTCCCGCTTGTCACCGCCAGCCCGGCCCCGACGATCACGCCGCCGAGGGCCGAAACGGTCGCAGCCGGGAGCGTGTAGGTGCCCGCGGCGGTCACGACGCCGGATCCGTCGATCGACAGCCCCGAGCCGATCTTCACGCCGCCCAGGACGGAGGCCGTGGCAGTCGGGAGCGAGTAGGCGGCAGGAGACCCTGAGAGATCGGCGTACGCCCCGGTCGTGGCGACGGTGGCGAGGCCCGTGATCGTCCCGACGGCCTGCGTTCCGGTGTGGTTGGCCCGCTGGATCGCGTGAGCCTGAACAGCGGCATCGGCAGCAGCCTGATCGGTGCTGACCGGCTTGGAGGCGTCAGCCGTGTTGTCGACGGCGGAAAGCCCAACCATCGCCTGCGTCACGCCCGAGACAGTGCCCGTGAACGTCGGGCTCGCCAGGGGGGCTTTCGCGTCGAGGGTAGCTTGCAGGCCCGTCGTATCAGAGATTGCCAGCCCGGTCGCAGACAGCACGCCAGCAACAACAACGAGGCCCGTGCCCAACGTAGTGAACGGCTTGCCGGTCAGATCGCCCCACGTTGAGACGCCGGCGGACACCGTGATCGTGAGCGTGTTGCCTGCCGCGGCAATCGTCCCGCCAACCACCGCCAGGGTGACGGCGCCCGACAGGCTGTTCAGCGACAGCACCCCGGAAGCCGATGGGACGCTGACGCTCGCGCCGGCATCGCCAACCGTCACCTCAGGCGCGGTTCCTCCCGTGATCGTGACTGTCGTGCTCATGGAACCACCTCAAACCACCCGTCAAGGTATGTCGTCTGGTTGCTTGGAGACGAGCCTACGCGGGTCGTCCACTGGTACGTCCCCGAGGGGATCGCCGCCATGTCTGCCTTCGGCATCGAGAACGACAGCACGCCGTTGGTGCCCGATGCTGACACGACAACAGGCACCAGCGCCACTTGCAGCCCCGTCACCAGGGAAAGCAGTTCGCTCGTCGCCGTGCAGCCGGCAAGAGAAATCGAGAAGACGGCCGACTCGGACAGGGAGTCGCCGCGCTTCCGCTTCGCGTTCAGTTCGCCCGGGAGCCGGTCAATCGTTGCCATCACTTACCCCCGGGCGTTCGTGGCTTGGCTGCCGGACAGGTTCCGTTGACGCACGGCCCAGCGCCGCGGCATCCGCAGGTGCAGGAAGCGGTGCAGGCTCCTCCGCAGGGGCAGGCCGCGGCCGGTTCGCGCGTCGGTCGCGGGGTCGGCTTCGGGGGCTCAGGCTGCGGCGACGGCTCGGGCTCGTCGGCCGGCGCAAACGTCGCGTAGGCCACCCGGTACGAAGCGTAGGCCCGGGGTCGCTCCTGCTCGATTGCGTTGGGGTCGGCCGACAGGGCGGCCAGAAGGGCAAGGAGAGTGCGGTAGACAGTCATGTTCACCAGCCCTCCCCGTGGTCGATTTCCTCGAGCCCGTCCGCGCCGATCACCGGGGCCTTCGAGCGAACCAAGTTCCGCTCGTCGCCGCGCATCGCCGGGGGCCGCTCTGCAGATCGCGGACGGTCGCCAGCGCTCTCGCCCGCCAGGGCAAACCACAAGCCGGCGCGAGCGGCAAGCCGGACAACGCGCCCGAACGCCTTCAGCACCGGCCGGTCAGGGAACGCAGGAGGGCCCACTGGCGACGCCGGCGAATGGCCGAACCACCACCCGAGGGAAAGTGCAACGACGAGGGCGATCAGCGTCTGGCGGTCGATTCGCACGGCTGCGGTCCTCACGGGGCAAGGGAATACGAGTTGGCGACACTGGCAGGGGCAGCAGACACGGGGCGAATCGGTGTCTTCTCCAGCCACGCGCCGTTGTCTAAGTCGCGGGCCGCGAAGCCATTCACGCCGGCAATGCAGAACGAATCTTCCGCGTCGAGGATTTCTTGGATCGCCTCACGCGTCGCCCAAAAACAGCCGTCAGGCATGTCCTCAGGCCAGCGCGGTCCGCTGATCCAGTCGGGCGACCACGAATTGGCAATGAGGGCGCCGTCTCGCGGGCTTCCGTTCGCCTTGTGCCTGATCGCCAAAATGCTCATACAGTGGCTCCATTGGCTGCCAGGGACGCGCGGCCGAAAGCCATCGGCGTCTCTGATCGCGCCCCACTTCTGCCCGAAGCCAACACCCGAGCAGATCGCCACCGGCATACCGTTTTCCATCGCGGCGCAAAGCGAGGCCCAGTCACGGCACAGGGCCACCTCCTGCGCGACGTGCTTCATGCCCTCCTTCGCCAGGGCCGCTGGCACACCATCGCGGCCCCAGGCCACAGAGCGCGGGATCGAGTAGGTGGTTAGGTCAACGTCGCCGTAGCGCTGGCGGTACAGGATTCCGCCGACAGTCGGGTCTTTGCACCGGCCAGAAATCCATCGGGCCGCGGCTCCCCCGTAACTCCCGTCGCCTCCGTAATTCGTCTTCTGAGGCGGCAGCCTGGCAAGCGTTCGACTCCCGGCATAAATGCTCTCCGTCGCAACGAGCAGAGGCGGATCGTCGCGTTCCCCCTGCGAAAAATCCACGGCTTGGCCCACATACGAGGCCATCGCAAAACCAAAGCTCACGCAACTCCCGTGGTCGCCCTGATCCCAAACCGTGAACGGCTTGCCGTAGACCTGTCGATGGGCCCTGTCGGCAAAGCGGTAGAGAAAAACGTCCTTGCCCTTGGCGTTGTCCATCACGCCCGGGGCCGCGTCTGCGAATAGCGGGTTCTTCAACTCGCGCAAGAACTCGCGAGTGCCTTCGGGATTCGGGACGTAGCCGAGACGGGCCTCGACCCGCGCGGCGATCCGGTGGGTTGCTCTCTCGATCAACGTGCCCAGGATCGCGGCGAAGATCACGAAACCGACGGCCGACCATGTCCAGACGGTGCGTTGACGGGTGGTCATCGGGTCGCCTCCACGGCCGCCCGATTGATCACGCGAAAAGCGTCTTCCCAGACTCGCTTTGTTTCTGGCGTCACCGGCCCGGAAGACTTGCCGCAGCGTTCATCGAGATACCTTTTGATCTCGTCGCGCACCTTCGGCTGGCGGTCGCCCAGGAGCTCGCCGCCAGTGTGATAGGAGCGCATCAGGTTGCGCAGTTCCCAAATCTGGCGGCCGGTCAGCAACCTCGGCTCGTCGATCCGGCCGTCGCCGTCAAAGTCGATCTGCCCGTCGTCGTGGATGGCTTCGGCGGTTTGCAACGTCAACACGGCAACCGTCGAGGCATCCTCGGCGGCATGCTCGCCAAGAAACTTCCCCCGCAGATCGATCCCCTCAATCGGGCTGGGGTCGTCAGGCTTCGGCTCAGGCTTGGCAAGGTGCGACCAAGCCATCAGCCCCCAGGGAAGCAGGATCACTCCCAGCAGCAGTGGAGACACGCCAGCCGGGCTCAGTCGCGACGTCGGCTCCGTGTGGGCAGGGCGCGACACAGGGGCCATCGGGATTGGCGACAGCGGCGGCAGAGCGATCGATTCAGCAGCGGCCCCCGGATGGCGATTGAACCACCAGAGCGCTGCAATCGCAGCCGCGGCAAAAACGAGCGACGTCGAAGAAATCATGCCGTCACCGGTGGGGTTTCGGGGGCTGGCGCAGCGGCGCGAGTCAGCGCCAGGATCTGCTCGAGCGCCCCGCCGGCGGCAGCGAGGACAAGGGAGCGAACCGCCGGCCGCAGGACGAACCAGAAAGGCCAGGCCAACGCTGGGACGCAGGCATCAGCCACCGCGTCAAAGAGGGTGCCAACGCATCCCACAGCCCACAGCTTCTTTGCCGGGCCGTCGAGCGTGGAGATCGTGTCGAGCCCGGCCACCGCTAGGCGGATCACCTCGACGACAAGACTGCCGAACTCGCTGACGCTCAACCCGCCGCGGGCCTTCTCGCGGGCTCCAGCGATGAGGCCAAGAACAGCGGCTTGCAGTGCTTCGGGTGTCATGGCGGTCTCCTTGGCCGAAGTTTCCGCGTGAATCGGCAATCCTTGCAGTTCCACGCCCCGTCACCGATTGCCGTTTTCATCAGCGGACGGCCGGAAAGTGCGGAGGTGCCCCGTGGAAATCACCGGCACAGAAAACTCGACGATCCCCGTTTCGTTCGCGGTGCCAAACCGGCCCGCGCGGCTGCGAAGCTCCTCGATCCTGCGGGCAATCTCCGGTGCCAAGTCGCAGCCAGAGCCGCTGGCCGCGTCCTCGTCTCGCGTCGGCCGGGGGGCCCACTTCGGCTTCTGCCTCAGCCGGCGGTCATGGCGCGGCGCGAGTTGCCAGATGGTCTTCAGCCGCAGCACCTGATCCTTGGTCACCGTGTACCGCTCGCAGAGCGCAGAGATCGGGACGTGCGCGGCCCAGTCCGTGGCAAACTTCACCATCGAGATGACAGCGGTGTTGCCGGCCATGCGTCACCCCTCAGGCGGGAGCGGCGCCAGAAAGAGCCTCGGAGTCTTCCGGCACCCAGGTCATCAGCGTCCGCTGCGAGGGGTTCAGGTAGAACTCCCAGCCCGCTTCGGCCATCGACCTGTGCAGCCCGACGTGCTCGATGTCGCCGTCAACGCTGACCGGGGCGTGCGCAAAAAACGGGTCTGCCCGGTAGATGCACAGAGCGCCAAAAGCCGAGTTGCAGACGAGCGGGGCCGATCCAACCGGCGGCAGCCAGAGGGCAAAATGTCGCTCCCATCGGTGTCGCCACCCGGGCCCGCGGTAAGCCCAGTGATCGTAGTGGCAGAGCATCTTCCCGGCCGGCTTGTCGTCGGCCGACTCCAGCAACTGCTCGTAGAGAGACACGCTCGCCATGCCCCCAGCCTTCGGGAGCGACTCCATCCAGCCAATGCCGTTGATGACTCCGTCTTCGCTCCACCCGCCCCACGGGTCCAGATCCACCGCAATCACCACGTCAGCGTCCCCGAAGTGATTCAAAGCGATGTCGCGGTATCGGGTCCGGTACTCGGCGTAGCGCTCCACCCGGGCCCGCTCGAAGCCGTGGTAGTGCTCGCGTCCCAAGTCGCGGCAGTCGGCAATCACGCGCCCAGAGTGCTCGTCTTCCCAGCGGTGCAGGATGTCCTTCGTCGCGTCCTTCGAGTCGTTCTCAACAACGACCGCGCTCCAGTTGGCAAACCGGGCGCCGAGGGACTCCAGCCGCTGCAACGTGAACGGCAGCACGCCGGCAATGTCTCGGGCCATGCCGACGAAGCAGACTTTTTGCTGACGGGCCGCCTCGTCGCCGGCCGTCACCATCGCTCGGAACAGGTCGGCAAACTCGTCGTCCACCGGCAGGACAGAATCCGGCGAGTGGAGGAACGGATTGACGCGGTAGGTCTGCGCGATGCCTGGGATCATGCCCCCACCTCCTCCATCGGCAGCACCACTGCCACCGCGTCTTCGTGCCTCAGCATCACCGGGGACATTCCATCCCCCGGATCAACGGATACCGTCGCAGCCCCGTCAAGCGTCGCCAGCCACTGCCGGACGTGCCGAGGGTCCAGCCGCAGTACCGCCTCCAGTTGAGCCCCAGCAGCCGGGCAGGCCACCGCGGCCGACCCGTACTCAGCAGATCGGGCATCCAGGGAAACCCGGCCGGGCCCAAACCGGAACGACACCGCGCGGGAATCGCTGCTGGTGACAACCTCGGCTTGCCGCACCGCCTGGAGGAGCGCGGCCGCCCCCACAGTCGCCTGCAGACCGGGCCGGGCCGCTGGGATCACCTTCCGCCACGGCGCGAACTTCCCCGACAGGAGCGCGGCCGTCACCGTCACCCCGCCGGCCGTCCAGATCGCGGCCGACTCGGTGCGCATCATCTGCACCGAGCAGCTCGCGGATCGGTTCGCTAGGGCCAGCATCACCCGAGCCGCAGCCACCGGGATCGTCAGGGCCCCGTCGTCGGTCGCCTGATCGATCTCCGCAGCGGTCACGTAGAGCCGCCGGCCATCCCACCCAACAAACGAAACCACCCCGTCGAGCACGTCGATTCGCAGGCCTGCAAGTTGAGCCCGCGCCCCGTCGCAATCCTCGCCCCCTGCGGCGTCAATCACGCCGGACAGGCACCGAGCCAACTGGTCGGCCGGAAGCCGGCAGACAGGCACGTAGCGGGCCTCAGGGTCGTCCTCCGGGTCAACAGCCCATGCGTCGTCGTGGGCGGCGTTCAAGAGCCACTGCCCCCCGGTCCCTTCCACCGTCACCATCGTGGCACCCATCCCCCGGGAGAGCTTCACCGGCCCCTGCGCCTCGCGGATCGCCGCCGTCAGCCGGGCGTGATTCAGGAGAACCCTCGCGGCCCCGGAGCACTCAGGAAGCCGGGCCACGATGGAAAGGTCGTCGCGGCGGGCCTCCACGATTCCGCGGCCAATCCGCACCAAACACCCCCGGTCGCTCGCGGGTGTCACCGCCGGCCGGACGGTGTCGAGGGCCTCGCGGAGCTTCGCGGCATCAACGGTGAATGACCAGGACATGCGAAGGGCTTTCTGGGAGTGGCATCGGATCGGGCGCCGCGCGGAGGCGTTGGCCGAGGGGGAGCCCGGCGCACCTCCGCGCGGTTGTGCCCTGTCGTCAATCGCAATCGTCTGTGGCGTTCGCCTGGGGATCACCGTGGCATCCCGCCACCTTCACAGCCGTCGCCCCGTGGCAACCGGCCCGGCTCGCAGCACGTTCGGATCGATCCGCCGCCCGGTCAGCCCGCGCCGCAGTCCTTCCAGCAACCCGAGACGCGTGCCGATGGGCAAACGTCGAGCGGTGCCGGCCGTGGCAACCAGCGGAAGCCTCAGCCACCTGCGGAGCCTCGTCGGCCTCGCCGTGGCAGCCGACAGCCGCCTTTTCGCCGTGGCAACCGGCCAGGGAGCTCGTCGACGCGGGAGCGCCAGCAAGCAGGGAGCCGCAGACGGCCAGCAGCGCGACCATCGACAAAATCACTCGCGTGAACATCGGGACCATGAGAAGCCTTTCAGTCGAGGGAAAACCAAACCGCCGCCGGGGGGCCCCAGCAGATCGTCAGCGGGCGTAGCGTTTGCAGGCGTACCAGCGGCCATCGCGGCCCTGAGCCGTGCCCTGATCGACCACTGCTCGGCCGTTGTTGCAGCAGTTCGCCAGAGCCGCCTCGGGGCTCCCGCCCATTCCCACGCCTTCGTAAGACGAATTGCCGCCGTGGTGAGCCATGCGGCCGCTCCGGGCCTGAATCTCGGCCACCCCCTGCGCCGTCGAGGTGTCGCCGGCAGCAGCGCCCCCGGAGCAGTTCGGCCCGGTGCAGGTCTGGGGGCTCAAGGAACGCCGGCGGAATGGGCCGGCCTCCGCGGTCGTGCAGAGACACGCGGCGGCAACCAGGGCGAGAAGAAGGCGGGACAACATGGGATTCTCCGTGACAGGGACAGGCACCGCCGCCAGCCGTGGCGGCGCGTGGATCAACGGGCCTTTGGCACGAACACGCCGTGAGCAGCAACGAGCCGAGTCACCTCGCCGTAAAGACCACTTCCTCTTCGCTCGCATCGGGCCGCAGCAGGGTCAGTAGCGGTGCGAATCACAGGGAGAGGAAGCCCGTAGGCAACCGTCAGCACCGAGCAACCAGGGCGCCATCCGTGGCGTTCGGCAGCGCGAACAATCTCGGCGGCGGTCGCGGATTCCTGAAGCATCCTTGCCCTCCCGTGGTTTGCTCTCACGAACAATCGACACGATTGACAAGGAAACGTCAACGCTGAATCCACGGACCACGTTTTCGGGCCACGCCAACGCCGTGACCGTCGAGGATTTCGTGGGAGTCCTGGCAATCGCCAACGCTGGAAACAAACTCCGCAAACAACCGCCTCAGCCCGGGGTGGGCCGGATGGCACAGGTCGTGAAAGAGCAGCGTCCCGCCTGAGACAACCAGCGGCCACGCGTTTTCAAGATCGGCCCGGGCGCCCTCGTCGCTGTGGTCGCCATCGACCAGCACCAGATCAAACATCCTGAGCATCGTCGGCACCGTCTTGCGGCTGTCGCCGTCGAGGAATACCCGCTCGCCGGTGTAGCCCAGGTCGTCCAGCAGCCGGTCGATGTGCTCGTGCCCACCGCGGCCCGTCCCCCCGTAATCGCTCCCCCACAGATCGCAGACCACAACGCGCTTGAGCGCGGGGGCGTGCAAGACAACCTCGCGGAGGCTGTCGCCCTCGCGGCATCCGATCTCGAGGTAGTCGCGCACGTCGTCGGCCAGGAAGCGGAGCGTAGCGTGAAGGCTGGCGTCGCTCATGCATCCCCCTCCGGCCCCGGCGTCCGCTTCCGCCAGTGCGTCACAAGGTATTCAACGGTTTCCGATTCCGTGTTCAGCCATTGCTCACCGTCGAAGTAGCCAATGTTTTCTCCCCAAGTTCCGGCCATTTCCACCCACTCCTCGTCTTCCGGCAACCCCTCGCCCACCGGCACCCACCGCCGTTCCTCGACCAACTCTTCCAGCCGCTGTGCCGCCTCGCGCAGGCAGGCATTTGCGCAACCGTCCCCGCTCTGAATGTCGCGGGCAAGGATTCGCACCGCAGAGATCAGCGTGGCGTCGGGTGTTCGTCGGTCACTCACGCCCCACCTCCTTCACCGGCACGCCGATGGCGGCTTCCTTCTTCGCCTTTTCAATCCGTTTCGTCAGCGCACGAAAGACGGTCGAAAGCTCGTCGCACTCGGCGTCTGGCGGCTTTGGCCTTCCGTGCCGCATGGCCGAGAAGTTGGAATCCGCACCGTAAAAAGCATCGATTTCTTTTTGTGTGATCT